AACTTTCATGTCATCAGCCATTTTAACTTGGATGTGCTCTGCAACCTGTTGGCGCTTGAGTGCTTCGTCTGTATAAGATTCAACAGTGATACCTAGACCACTAACACCGGGAATAGCATCCCAAGTGAAAATAGCGCCCGAAGCAGGAGTATTGAGTCCCATCGAAGAAGGCTTGTAGGCCAACATTGCGTGTTTACCGCCGATGAACTCTAAGTTTTCTGGTAGACCTTCTTTAGTGTCGCTGTGAACAGCTTCCATAACAAGAAACTGCTCAACCTCGAAGATTTCAGCCAACTTAGCATCTGTAATTAGTGCGGTATTAGAAACTGTCGCACCCCCATTCAAACGAGCAAGAATGTCAGGGTGGTTAATCAGGATGTCACGAACTTCCTTTCCGACAACAAAAGTGTTAGGCTTGTAACCACCAGACTTAAGCTGCATCTGACGACGCGCGTTAGTCACGTCAACGATTGGGGTAGAGTTCGTGTAGTCCGACCAGTAAACAACTTCACCAGCACCCACGGAGCCGGAAGAATCACCCGCGACCTCAGTACCCCAGACGCCAGTTTTAAAAAAGGTATTAGCCCAACGTTTTTCACGGTCAATAAGCATTTTTTCAATTAAGACGTTAGCGCCTTGAGAGCGAATGTCCAGCATGGTGTCTTCGTTAGCAAGGGTTTGCTCGTCAAAGTCCATACCCAACCAACGAACCGTGGCGAAGTAGTTGTCATTCGATAGGGTCATACCAACCCGGTTAGGTTCGGTGCGAGGAGCAGCTTCCGTAACATCACCATGGCGACGACCTTCTTTAGGGTCATATTCGTAAAACTTGTTGGATTGTTTATCGACAGAGACTGTACCAAACACTTTATCTGCTACAAAGTTATCAAGACCCTGAGAATAAGCAACGGTGAGATTAGTCAAAGGTACATCAAGGTGTACCTGAGAAGGGGTTAAAATAGGCATAGTATTATTTTCCTCTAATTAGGTTACGCAGAAGCGTTGCCACCTTGGATTAGTTCAATTTGAATCTTCTGGTTCACAACACCAGCCTCACGAGCGTAACCCATGATAATATCTCCGGCAGTTGAATCTACAGCACGACCAGTTGCGTCAGTAGAGACAGCGCCACCGTTGGTGACAGTACCGCCAGCTTCAACGATGACTGTGCCTGACATTGTTACCGTAACAGCCCGGTCTTCTTCGCCTTGAACCAGAAGGACGCCGATGCAGTTTTCACCAGCAGTGTCTGCCAGATCTACTTTTCCATCAGACTCTAGAGTTACAAATTTGAATTGTGCAGTAGAGAGGTCCTCACCTGCAATAAAAGTGCGGTTATCCCGCGATTGCATAGTAGCCATTATTTATTCTCCTTTATAGGATTGTTTGATGAGGGATCTGCCTTCTGAGGTCTTAGCGACAGCCGCATAAGCCTTGATGTAATCCTTCTTGGTCAGGCTGTTCTCATCCATGTAAGCCTTAACCATGTGTTCTAGTTTGTCGTTAGCTGAAGCGAAGTTGCCATCCACATCAGACTTACCAACCTCTTCCATCTTATCCGAGAGGGCGGCATCCGCAGCCTTTAGAGCAACCTCAAGTTCTTCTTTGTTGTCCGCCTTGTCGAGTGCTAACAATAACCCCTTGGCAGAACTTACAGAGAAATGGGGGAGGGTTTCTTCGGCACGTTTAGTTAGTGCCATATCGGCCTTCTCAATCTCAGCAGCTTCAAGAGCCTTAAGGATTGGTGCTGGGATCTCGGCCTTATTGATCTTCTCGCCTTCGTACTCGACAAACTCCTCAGGAGCTTTCTTTTCGATAGCTTCGGCTTTAATAATGTAACCTTCTTCGATCAGACCTTTGCGGAGACGCTCGTTCTCTTGGGTGAGCTTTTCAACGTCAGCTTTAAGGGTCTCAATCTGAGAATTAAGTTCTGCACTAGGGTCAGTGTCAGACTTTTCCATGTCGTAACCCAGAGCTTTCATAGCTTCAGGTTTGCTACAGGAATACTTTTCCATATATGCTTTAATTTTAGCGTTCTGTTCATCAGTCATCTTTACGATGTCCTTTTCTGGGGTATCGTCCCGTTTGAAAAGAGTAACCATCGCTTCTGCATTAGCTGGACGATCAACCAGCGAAAGTTCCTCTAGTTGAAGTTCTAGCAACTCAGTCGCCATTATACTCTCCTTTTACCGCACGACCCCCAATACTGAAGGCGGCGAGTTCTCCGCTTTTAACCTTGGCCCAGACATCATCATCGTAGACCTTAAAAGCGACCAGCCAACCCTCACGGTCAGCTTCTAAGCCGACAGATTTATTGATCTCATTAGTGCAGGGCCAAGAGTGAACCACTACCCCAACTTGATCTCCATCGTGCATTTGTTTGCCTACTCGTACATGCTCCATAAAGTTATTTACGGCCTTAACGAGAGTGTCGGGTTTAATTACGTCACCTTGGCGATCAACTACAGGTTCGCCCTTCTCGGTGATAACTGAAGCCCATCCGTACACCAGACGTTGTTCTTCGTCTGACTTGAGGATTTGACCTTCTACAGCTTTTGTCATTTGTCCCACAGAGGTCCCTTTCTCCCACATCCGACAAGACCAGTATCGGGCAGTGGTATCATCTGTTGCTGTGTCACATGAAAAACGAGAGCGGAATCTAGCTCGAGCTTCTGGGTCATCCCTTCGTATCTCCATGTTAGGATCACCGAAGGTAAGCTTCTTAGTCTTGCCGCCATCCTTGATGTAAACCCCGAACTTCTTTGAGCTACCCTTAGGTAATCGGAAAGGTTTTCTAAGGGGTTTGTCAGCTTTATTTATTTCATCCTCTGTTGGGAGGGTATCTGGATCATACATGCTCATATCCATCCTTTACCAAAATAAGATCAAAGGCTGCTGTCACCCTAGCATTGTTAGTTCTCACAGAAGTTCTCACGTCAATATCAGTCTTTTCAGGAAGTCTAATTGGAACGGAAAACTCGTAGACGTATTCGCCGCCAGTCCCAGATACCTCAAAAGAATGACCGATGCGGAAGTTAGGCTGACCCTCGTAACGAAAATATATGTCGCCTGTAGCGTCTGCATTCGCACCACAAGTGCAAACACCCTTCATCAGATATCCGGTGGTGTTGGCTGGGACTGTATATACGGCCATAAGGGTTTGTGCTTTACCCGCAACAATGTTGGCTACCGTCACACCACCTTTTTGTATAGGTATAGCACCAACATTAGTGGCGTTAGTACAGTATGCTCGGTAAACCCTTGACCAAGTTCCCGAAACAGTAGTGGCAACAGTGCTTGAGATAACTACAACCTCTGTCTGGACCTCATAGTTTTCGTCAAGACCTTCGATGGTAACAGAAAGACCGTCATCTGTAGCTACAGCAGGTATTTGGATAGTCCCCGCAGTATCCCAAGAAGACCAAGGATAATTTGTGTCGTTTATATCCCAAATTGTACCGGATTGATTATTAGACATGTTAGGAACAGCACCAAACTTATGCTGTCCTGAGTGACCACTTACTTCACCTTGAGCAATAGACAGAGGGCTATCTTTAAATAATTGTTTTTCCCAAGTAGACATAAGTACCCCTAAAGTAATGCCGGTATTAAGGCAGCGTTAGCTAATTGAGCAGATTCAGCAGCAGTTAATCCACTTGTATCTCTCTCGATAACAACAGCCCTTGTGGAAACTTCCAACCTAAGGAAAGCATCATAACCTGAGGTCTGCTCAAACAAAGAAGTGTTAGGGTCACGAGGAAACAAGTTACCTGCAACAATGATTTCACCGTTAGCCGAAGGCATTTTGATGCGCCAACCTAAATCATTCCTACAAAAGAAATAAGGAGCAATAGTTTGACCTGCGCCTACGTTATCTCCCCCTGTTGTGTCAAAAGCTGGAGGGTACTTAGCGTTATCGCTTAACCTAATCCATTCTTTCCATGCACTGTATATCTCCGTTTGAGTGTCAAAAGAACCAATGCTAGGTAGGGTTATGTGTAGGTTAGCTCCATCAAAAGTTGCATCTGCCATTTACGGGTTCCTATAGTTTCTGTCTACCCGTTGTTGAATTGGAAGTGTCAGGTTAGACGATGTATCAGCACCTTCAATCTTTTGGTACTCATATCCAAGCGAGTGAATTACAATGTCCACACTTGAAGCTGCGATGTTGGCGCTAAATGACGTGCCGCTGTTTTCCACACCTGCAAGTTCTGTTGTAGTTCCTGCATCAAATACACGGACTTCTGAGTTAGTTTGAAGACCTGTGAGAGTTAGTGTAGTCAGAACATTTACTGTTGTAGTTGCACCGACCCCATTCTTAACTGTAGGAGCAAGACCCCCAAACACGTTTAGGACAACAGCGCCACCAGTGTCGTTAAGTATCGCCGCTGTGTTGGACCCGTCAGAGCCGAAGCCGGTGAATGTCAAATCTGTAAAAGTGTAAGTCCCAGCCGAAGAAATTTTGATTGCATGTCCTGCCGTGGTCCCCGCTGACAATTCAAACGTAGACCCTTCAATATCCGTAGTCGCTTCCCACTCAACCATGCCACTGTTTAATGCTAGGTCTGAGTTGACGATAAAAGTTGAACCTCTTATCTCTGCGCCGTTGTCTTCGACACCTTCTCCACCAACAAACAGTTGGCGATTGTACGTCACGTCTGCGTCAAGAGATGCTGTTGCAAAGACATACGAGTTACCTGTTAGATCAACAGTCGACCCTGTCACTGCGTCCACCTCAAAAGAGTAGGGAACCGAGGCACCAATTTGTGAATTGGTAAACTTAACTGTGCTGCCTGAGGTTGCTCGGATGGTCACACCAATACGATCCAAGTAGTTCTGGAAGGTATTAACACCATCAGCCAAAGCGGGAACCGCAAGTGAATTTTCACTTCCTACGAACCAAACACC